TAATGTCCACAATTGGTTTAATGTTTCTACAAATGCTTCTACTAGCCATGCCCATATAAATTTAACTACTGTCCATATTTTTTCAAATATCCATTTAATTGCTTTCCAGATATTTGTAATAATCCAAGTAACAACCTGAGTACCTTCATTAATTACCCCGACTATTCCTTTATGTATAACTTTAAGTATCTTCCAAACAAGATTAAGAACATATTTAATTACCGCCATAACCTTGATTAGAATAAACTTAACTAGGTTTATGGGTAACATAACTACGAACTTAACTGCTTTGAAGATAAACTTAAAAGGTTTTAGTATTGCCTTTATCATGTTATCCTCCTTATTTCTGCTCTTGCATTCATCTGTACTATGCTTGAAGACATTGCTACAGATCCTATTAATTGACCCACAATAACTGTTGCAACAACAACTGATTGTGAGTCCTCTCTTTCTTCTTGTGTCATATCAGCACCCAATTGTCCAAGTGCTTCTAACACTTGTCCTGGATCTGATACAAACTCTCCTAATAAGGCCCCAGGGTCTGACAGTTGCTCAAATACAACTGCAACACCTGCTTCTAATTCAACACCTTCACGGTATTCAATTATTTGATTTTCATCTAATTGTTCTAAAAATTCTAAAGTTTGCTCATCATTTAATCCTTCAATTAAATCTGCTACTGGCATTGCTTCATCTATTTCATAATTTTCAATTAATAATTCTGCAATGTTTTCTAGTTGTTCATCTGTAATTTCTTCTTCATTAACCAATAGTTCTTCAATTGCATTATCCATTTCTTCCTCAACTGCTATAATTTCTTCTATAGGAGTTGGTTCTAATGAAGGTTCTAAAATTATTTCTATTTCCTCTTGCACTTCTTCTGGCACTTCTATTTCTGGTTCGTCAGTTGGTATCACAACAGGTTCTTCAGTTGGACCTGGATCAACTGGATCAGGATTTGGAGTCTGAGTTTCTGTAGGAGTTGGCTCTGGACTAGGCCCTACTGTTTCTGTAGGCGTAGGAGTAGGTGTAGGGGTCTCTGAAGGTGTTTCAGTAGGTGTTGGGGTGGGGCTTGGAGCAGGTGGCTCTGTAATAGTTTGAACAGTTAATGGAAAAACTTGACCATTATAAGTATATCTAGCACCATATCTTGCACCTGCTGGTGCATTAGAACTTACTTGATAAGTTGGAGTCCAAGTATAATTAATTGGATTTACTTCTGCTAACATTCTAATATAAACAGGTTCTCCAGTTGTTTGACCCCATACCATTACTTTCCAATCAACACATATGGATGTTGCAGTTGAACCATATCTTACATATAAATCTTTACCTACACCCCAACCTGGATCCCATTGAGCACCTGGCGTATTAGCAAATGCATGGTAGTCCCATGAACCAATTGATATAGATGGATTTGGTGGAAAGGTCCAAAATGTATAATCTCCTACACCAAATGTAATAGTTCCCTTTGGACTTACATAAATATTATTTGTATATACTGTTTCTCCCCATTTAAGAGGAGTGTTTAAATTCATTAAGAAGGCTTGGTCTCCACCGTTTACCTGATAGGTATCACATGGTGCTACGTTTGCATTAGTTTGGGGTATAAAAGAAAAGAACAATGCTAATAACATTGGTGTCAAAAGCATTGCTCTTATTTTAAGTCTTTTATTTTTAACCTTTCTCACTCCAAGGCAACATGTGCCTAGTTACATTATACTTTACTAATTAAAGTTATATTATGTTATGAGTTAAGAATGGCTGTTGGATCAATATCTTTTCCTGCTGACCAACGAATGTTGTCACGCATTTCAAAATGTAAGTGTGGACCAGAAGAATTTCCTGTGTTTCCACTTAATCCAATTGCTTGTCCTTTAGTTACTTTGTCTCCAGGCTTTACATCTAGTTTAGAAAGATGTGCATAAATTACCCATCCACCTTCAACTTTTTGTACTGCTTGAGTTCCATAGGATTTGCCCCAGTTTGCTGGCTCAATTTTTCCATCTGCAACTGCAACTATTGGTGTTCCTACCTTACACGCATAATCTACCCCAGTATGATAGCCTTTAGACCAAAGTTTACCTAGTTTTTTGTAAGGTGTTGTAATTTTTCCATCTTTGATTGGTGATGCCATTTATATCTCCTAATAAATAAAATAGAGGGATAGATTTCTCCACCCCTCTAATTATTATACTATCTAATTATCCCCAGACAGTTGCTGCGTCTTTTGGAATGCTGATAGTTGTAGTACCACCTGTAGCAGTCTTCTTAGTTAGGTAAATTCCTAAGTCTGTTGCATCAATTTCGTATGCACTGCCGTTTGTTCCATCGTTACGTTTAAATTCACGATATTTTAGTTTTCCTTGAACAATTACCTTGTCTCCCTTTTTGAGAGTTGATGCGGCATATTCTCCAAGTGTCTTCCAGACGGCTACATCGTAATAATTTGTATCTCCGTCTTTCCAACCGCCATTACCGTCAGACATTCTGTCTGTACATGCAATGCGTAGTTTAGTTAAAGCACCCTTTTCAAATGTTTTAACTTCTGGATCCTTAACTAAGTTTCCAACTGCTGTTATATTTTGTGGCATTACTTTCTCCTTCTTCTCTGTGATCTATCTTCTGGTGTTTCTAAATCTAGTACTGGGTCAATTGCTACGGCCGCTCCTAGACTTTCAAGTGCTTTCTTTACATTTATCATGTATTGAGCACACTTAAACCTTTCTGCTTCAGTGTAATGTCTCCACTGACTTTCATAAAACCTTATTGTAAGAAATTTATCATAATCTACAATATGTGCTTTAAATCCTTTTGGAACTTTAATTGATCTAAATGCTTTTTGCATTTCTGCGTTATACATTTTTATCCATTGTCGCTCCAGACCAAACTTTAAACCATGTTTCGTTTGTTTTATGCTTATTAAATTCTCTGGATATTTTTCCAGATTCTAAATAAACACCGCCCCAAACTCCCCATTCTTGATTGCTCACGCCGTAAGCCAAACATTTTCTTTGTGCTGGACATTGTGAACAAAGCGTATCAACGCTTTCTTGAACAAGCGAAGCCTCTTCATATTTTTCAAAGAATAGATTTGTATCCATTCCAAGACACGATCTGTTATCATCAAACTTGTACATGTGCTAAATACCTATCTGGTATGTTCCACACATGATAATCCACCATATCGAACCTATATTCGGTTTTCCATTCACCATCATCAAATACACCATTTTTTGTATAGTAGCCATCTTCCTCTACTAGTGCAACTATAGTCATTCCATCCCATCTAAGATGTGAATTGTTTTTAACAATTGACTCCATCTCTTTCAAACTATTAATCTTCATACTTTTCCCCATCTTCTTCGTCTTCGTCTTCTTCTCTTGCTTTACCAAAATTTAAAAACAATGCAACAAATGATGCAAGAATGTTAAACACTCCAAGCAGTAAAAATCCTATTTGCTTTGTAATATATCCGTATAGTATATATGTTATTTGACTAATTAGCCATAATAAAATTATAAATATAACTGCCTTAGCATTTGGATTTAAAAATACTAATAGCACTGATAGTAATGAAATTGCTTGAATTCCAAAAATAATTAATGACCATATTGTTAAACTAACTTCTATAGATGCCAACTTCACACCCTTCTACTAGTTGTGCCGCTTTACACATTCTTGATTCACTGTCTTTTAGCAGTCCAAAAAAACTATAATAGTTTACGCTATTAAGATTTTCTGCAACCCATTGATGAGATACTTTATAAAATGATATCTTGAACCCTTTTAGTTTTAAAAAATTTTCTGATGAGTTACAAAATGCAGCAGTAAAACTGTTGATCTTATGTGGACCTAATGACCACACTTGAATGTCAGAATCAAGATTTGGATTTGACAACGCAACACCCATAGACCTCATAAAGGTCTCATAGTCTTGAAACTCTTTTGTTCCTTCTACTGCAATAATCATTTATATCTTTATCTTTCTTCTTGTTGCATTATCGATCTTGTCATCAACAACGTCAGCATAATATATTACACCATCATACACCCAGTAGGCTCTATTGTCAACAATGTCTATATTTATTATTTCTGGATTTGATTTAAATTGTTTGTATGCTTTGCTAAACCATAGGTTCATTAATATAAAAGATAATATAGAAAGAACTATGTTTAAATACTGAGACACTTTATTTATTCAAACTATCTATAATGCTCATAAGTGATTTCATTTCTTTTTCAGATAGAGAGAATACATCTACCTTTTCTGCATTTGATATATCAACATTTCCTTCTTCATCTAATTTAGATGAGAATACTGTATTGTTACGTATCCAATATGCTTTATTATTCATAATGGCTATGTTTACTCTAGTTTCATTAATTACCCTGGCCATTTGACTTTCCTTTTTTGGTTGAGGTATCTGCGGAGTTTTCAGAATTTGATCCACTGTTTGTAACTGGTTGAGTTGATCTAATTTGTGTATCGATAGATGCTTTAAATAATAAAAATTCATACTCAAGTTGAGAGCACTTGTTCCTATAATAAGTAAGCATATATTGTAAAACTTCTGCGTTGATTTTATTCTCATTCATCACAACTCCCTACTATAATTTTACACTAATTATATTTAGTTGTCAATATATTTACGTAATGAAAATGGTGATTCGTACCAAGTTGCATCGTTAGATTTTTGTGCTCTAATTCTCATAATTGCATTTCTTTTTGATTTAGCCCAAGAATAACCTGAATCTCCACCCCAAAGAAGCCAAGCAATCTTTCCGTTAGATGGTCTTTCTGAATTATTAAAATCTTTACCTTGTTTATCTACTTCATGACGAGAAAAGAAAGAGTACATTCTTAATACTGTGTCTGGGCTTAATTCTGTTCTATTAGACAAATCTCTTGCACGTGCAACACCAACTGCTGTGCCACCTCTTCCAAATTTACGTCTTAGTTCTAATCCTCTTTTAGCATTATTTGCCATTGATTCTGTGGGTTTTAAATCTAAACTTTCCATTGATGCTTTTGACATATCATCATTCATCATATTTTCTTCACCATCATTTGGAGCGTCAACATATCCATCTGGAATTACTGCAAATCTACAAGCACCTGCTTCTTCAATTGCCATATCTAATATGAGACATGCTACAGATGATTTATGTAATGCACAGTTTCCACAGTTTACTCCTATAGAATTATTCTCATTATTTGCACCATCTACGTATCCAACCCAAACTCCTTTTGCTTTATCTAATGGTCCAACTTTATCTGATAATGCCAATAAAGAATCTGCCAATGCTCTTTCTTCATTTGATAATTCATCGTATAGGGGTTTACCTTCCCACATATCTTCTTTAATCATTTTATATTCCAAGACTTGGTAGAAAAGTATCGGTTTGTCTATTGGTAAGTTGTTTTTTCATAACTTGATCTGGACAACATTCTTGTAATTCTTCTGATTTTTTAACTGGTACACAATTAGGAACCATCTGTCCACCCTCTCCAGGCTTCATTCCACGCTGTACATATCCATCCCAACAAGGAGGTTTTTTCTTTGATTCTTCATCTTCTTCGTTATATGATTTTTTAATTGTTAAAGTCTTCATTTTGTGGCCAACAATTGTATCCGTTTCTTTTCCGTCACGATATAATCTTATTGCTACTGCTGGATCCTCTGGTGTTCCAGTAATAGTGAAAGAACTATTTGGTACATTATATTTTCCATCTCTAATAATTCTAATTACTTTTCCTTCTGCTCTACCACCACTTGAGTTCCAAGAAACCATTTGTCCAACACGAACAGATTCGGCTTTATCCATATTTTCGTTCATATGGTCTGGACAATTTTGTGGACTTGGACAATCTTCTAGTGAATGTGGGTAAGACTGTGGAACATCTTCATTTGTAATAATGCTTCCATCAACTTTTTTACTATCTGACTCAGCAGCATATAGTGCTCTTTGTTGTTCGATTGCTTTTTTACGTGATGGGTGGCATCCTTTTGAACCACTTGGGCCAACTACTGCATAACCCTTGCAACCACCATAGTTTCTTTTAATATCATAAGGCATGTCTAAATTATACCACCATTGTGTTTATTAAGCATATTTTCTATAAAAAACCTCTTATCGTCTGGCAAAGTATCCTTTATTGCCACAGTGTCTGGCTTAAGCATTACCATGGGGGTCCCATCTTTATCAAAAGACATCTCTATTAGACCTTCATTCCACATTTCAAAGGCTAACTCATTAACAAACTTAAAATGTTCTTGCCATAATTCAGGTAACAACTCTTCACATTCTGGGGTTATATTGTATGTAAATTGACCAGATATAGAGTCATAACCAGTTATTTCTAAAGCACCAATCTCTATTAACTTTGCTATCAAGTTATTATATTCTTCTTCTGTATGATCCATTATATTAGTCTATACTTTGTACCAAAGTCATTAACTTTACCCCTGATTTTTTCTTTCGGAAAGCCAAAATCATCGTCATCGTCATTGATAGTATCTTTGTCAACTCCACCGCGAGACCAACTGTGAATATCTATTTCTTTCATTCTATCTCTTTGTGCGTGAACGATTGCATTATATACTGATCCACACATTGCATCCGCTAAGTCTTTAGATTTTTTTCTAGGATGATCCACTCTATTATTACTCATAATTCTAAGTTCTAATAGTTCTTCAAGTAGGATATCAATATGCGGAGCAACCACTCTATCTTCATAAATTAACATAGACAAATCTTCATAATGTTTTTTAGCAACAGACAATGTTTCAGTTTTAATTCCTACCTGTTTTAATTCTTGTTGGATATCAAATGATTGCCAACGATCAAACGTAACTAACCCTAAGTCAAAACCACTTCTTCTTAAATCAATAATCCAATTCTTTACTTCACTTAAATCTACTGGTCCCTCACGCTTTGGCTCCCACCATGCAATAGCATCAACAACAACAAATGGAACAATCTGCTCATAGTTATTGAATGATTGAACACTAACCCACTTGTCAACATGTGCAATTGATACTGCACACTTGTCATGTTTCTGTGCAAGATCAGCATGAACAAAATATTGAACATCTTCTTTAGGTTTAAAAGTTAAATCAAATCTTCTACTTGTATCAAGTGGATTTCTACTTGAAAGTGCTCTCTCAACCTTTTCTCTTGATTTAAAAAATGCATCTGATGACACCGTAGGCATACAAGCAAAACGCATCAATGCATCTGCAGCATCTGTAAAAAATGCAATTTTAAAATCTTCAATCTTTCTTGTTGGGTTCATTTCCCAAGTTGGTCTACGAAGAGCAAATACTCCAGGAAACTTATAGGATAGAATAGAATCCTCTTCCCACTCTATTGTAAATTTGTTAGATGGATCATCTTCAGACATTAATGGATTAATTACAAATTCATGGTTTCTAACGATTGTTTCTTTTTCTGCAACAACATCTTCATATCTTTGAGAAATAAAATCTCCTTTAAATCTAGGAAAAGATAGTAGGATAACTTTTCCATAGTCTGGGAAACGAGAGTCTACAGAGCCTCTAAAGGCCTTGTAAAGGTTGTCTGCTGTCTTTCCTTGATCATTACCTCCAGCACCTTCCATTGCAAAGCCAGATATCTCATCAAGTACTGCAAGCATTAAGTTTAATCCTTCTGCTGATTCTCTTTCAGAGTGTCCTGAGTAAACAGTAATTGCTTTATCAAATTCAATACTATCTATTTTAGGTTCTTTATATCTTCCAGCAAACCATGGCGAACCTTCAATCTTTGATTTAAATCCTTTAAAGAATACATTCTTTGCTTGTTGTGCGTTTACTGCAACGTTAATTAAATCTATAGCATCATTAGAAGGCTTTCCAAAATATCTAGATGGATCTTTTAAGCATAGTAACTTATAAACTAAATAAGCACAACCAATTGTTGATGTGTGATCTTTGCCACTACCTTTTCCACACATAAGAATAACTTCTTGTTTTGTATATTTTTTAAAATGTTCTTTTCCACCTTGAGCACCTAGCCAACGGATCACATCTTCTTCTTTATAAATTTGACTCATGCACTCTACTAAAGTGTATTGATATTCAGAAAGTTCTGGCATATTAAGATAGTCTTTACTTCTTACAAAAGTTTTAACATCGACTGGCATTTCCTCAAATGGACTTTCATCTAATGCTTCTAAAAAGTCACTAAAATCAATTGTCAATTACTATCACCTCGGTTTGTACTTCAGAAAGTTTACGCATAATTTCTTCACGTATTTCTGGATACTTAGTGGCAACCTCTTTCAATATGTTAATTAGAATACCTTGTTTACGTTCCATTTCAATAATCTGTTCTGCAATTTCTTTGTTATCTAATAGCCCTGCCTTTTGCAGCATCTCAAGTCTTTTACTTTCAATATCTGCTATCAGTTTGATAGCGGTTGTCTTTGCTGTAAGATTAGCGGTAGAGTCTGCAGCGTCAATAACTTCATAAGTTTTTTTAATTAAAGATGAGTAATGTTGATCAGCACCAGCAAGTGCTTCCTTGGCTCTCATATGTATAGCCTGATTGTTTGAAACCATAGAACGCCAGTCATTTAATAAAGTCAATACTTTTTGACGTGGTATATCTAATTGCTTTGAAATTTGAGATGCATCAGACCCTTTTAAATACTCTGAAGCAACCTGATTAACAAGGTCTAAATGCTTAACTAAATCATCATTCATTATCTAATGTCCTTAACAATACAAGATATCCTATTAGGTCTAGAATAGTATCTTCAGATGCATACTCTTTACCTTTGTATATTCTATTAAGTTTATCATCAATACGAATATAAATTTGTTCTTTTGGGGTAGACTTACTAAATATATTAATAGGATGACTATATGAACTACCATATGATTGATTCTTATTGATAAGTAGTTCTGCTATATCAAGACATTCATCTAATATCTTTCTACCCGCAGGTGCTTGGGTTGAGATATCACGAATAAACTTCATACGATCTTCAAGTTGTTTTTCAAAATCTGGATACTTATAGTCAGCCATTATTTTCTCTTTGACTTTTTGATTTGGAACTTGGCCATATAGACATAGATAGTTTCGAGGCTAACTCCGCATTCTTTAGCAACTTCATTAGGAGTTTTCTTATCAAGGTTAATCCTTTTTCTTAGCCATGCTTCACTTGTGTATAACTTCATTTTATCACTACCCTTTTCCCTTGTCAAGGTTATGTGGCTGATCAACTAACTTATGCCAGTTTTCTGCAGAGTACCATCCAATTGCAATTGAGTCAGCAACATCATCATCTTTAACTTCTAAACTAAACTGTATGTTAATCTTTTTTATAGTTCTTCCTTTTCTAAATTCTCTTTCTTTTGATTTATAAAATGAATATGACTTTCCTTCTCCATATAAATCTTTGATTGCTAACTTTTCTTCTTTCTTTAATCTACCGTTTCCTATCCATGCCTGCCAAGAAACTGGTGAGCATGAAACTATTGGAGTCCTATGATACATCTGACTTGCTCCAAGTATTGCTCCTTGAACAAGGGATAATGCTATTGCGGTATTTTGAGAATTAGTATATATAGCAGACTCAATAACTATCGCATCAATATCATAGTCTTTTAAAAATGTTGATATTTTTTTAGTGGCATCCCCAGTTCTTTCATAAACATGATTTCCATAGAAATGAACTTTTCCATATTGAACTAATTCTCTTTCTTTAAAAACAGAAAATGCCATGGAGTTTGTAGAAGCATCTATTGCTAAAATAGTTTTTGGATTTCCAATATATCTTAATTTATTTTTGCTCATAATCAAAAAATCCCCTTATCTCTTTTAAAAATCTTTCTAGCCTTTTATTATTAACCAAGCAATTGTCGCAAAAAGTATTGTCATTATAAATGCTAAGGTTGACACCACAACCACCAGCACAAATCCGATCCTTGCCAATTCGCTCTTTAGACTTGGTGATTTTATATCTTTGTACAATCTTTTGTTTAGTTGCTTCAGCCCTGCATTTAGGAGAGCAATAAATTTGATTTTTACTTTCGGTGTTAAAAGAACCATCGCACCATTGACAATGTTTTATCATTCAAGTTCTTTCCTTCTTTCAATCTTGATAACACCTTTATCTTTTGAATCACATACCTTTTCTATTGGACAAGATTTACACACCTTCGAATCTTTTCTATAACCTCTTTCTGGAAGTTGTTTATCATCAAATGCTTTTTTAACTTTACGCATCCAGTCAAAGAAATAATCTATAAACTCAACATAGTGTTCATTTGCAACAACTGGTATAACTAATATTTCATGAGTGTTTTTATTTTCATAAACAACAGCACCTATTTGTTGTTTTAATACTTTCATATAAATCAATAACTGTTCTATATGATATAGACTTGCTGTACCCTTTGCTTTATGGTATTCAAACGCTTCATTCTTAGTTGTTTTAATTTCAAGAAGAACTAACTTATCTTCTAATCTAACCATAGCATCTGCATATCCAAATATTGGTGGATCTTCATTAATTATCTGTGCTTCTTTCCACTCAAGAATTCCTTCTGCCTCTAGTGCATTTTGAATTCTTTCATGACTGGAACTTCCAGTATTCATATTTGCATAATTGATACCTGTATTTTTTTCTTCCCATTCGTTTCCTTCAAATGCTAAATACCAGTATCTTGCACAATGACCGTTACCAAAAACTAATGTTGATGGACTAAATGTTTTCTTTTTAGTAAATCCAGCCTTAGTAGATACCTTGATGTGACCTTCATGTATATGATCCGCAATCTTGTTTAAATCTAAACTTTGTTCTTTTTTCTTAACCATTTTACTTACTAATCCCTTTGTCATTAAAAGTTCCTTACACTATATTTAAGTGCATCAACAAGTTTGTCTGTTGCTTCTCTAATTGCATAGTACATATTTTTCTTTGACCTATCGTCTTTTTTTACATGTGAGTACCATGCAGCCATCATTGCAAATTTTGCAGAGTAGGCTTGTAACTGAGTAATTAAAAGTGTTGCTTTTGCTGCTGGAACATCTGGGTTTACTATTAACTTTGCAACAATTCCAAGAGTTTTTTCAAACTCTTCATCTTGCATATATTCAGACATCTCATTAAAGGATGTTAGTTTATTTAATAACTCTACTGTAGGTTCCATTATTCTTTCTCTCTTAGTTGTTCAAAGACTTCCCACTCAATTATAGCAAGTCTTACCTTTTTATGCCCAGATCCAAGAACTAGCATAAGTGCTGGATCTTTTTTTCTATCTACCCTCATTGTGTCAGACACAATCTTTGCCCATGAGTCTTGACTTATTGAGTATGATTTTGAATATTCTTTTACATCAACAACAAAGTCATCTAAAGATCCATCAGCCTTTACTGGACCTCTTCCAGAATTTACGTGTGGCTTTGCACCAATTCGTTTTAACTCTCCACGCTCACTCATTAGTATCCCCTTTGTGGAAAAATTACCTTAGACATATGTTTCTTAGTACACATCCAAGTAAGTTGTCCTGTTTCTATATACATTCTTGCCTTTGGAACTTCTTCTTTACATGTATGACAATAAAATTTGCCAGGATATAAAGTATATTTAGGAGTTGATTGTTGATTCAAGTTCTTTTAGTTTCTCTGGGTTTTCTTTTAGGTATTCAATTACTTTTGCTCTACCCTGTAGTCTTTCTCCTAGAACCGTGTACCAAGCCCCACCCTTTTCAATAGTGCCTAGAAGTTCTGCAGTGTCTACAAGATCTGCTACCTTATCTACTCCAATGGTATCTCCATCAAAATAAAAATCATATTCTCCAGCAAGGAATCCTGGGCCAGTCTTATTGAAGTCAATGTGCCAGTTAACTTTTCTTCCAACTTTTCCTTCTATTAATTTATCTCCAACAGCAATTTTTGATTTTAGTGCATTGTTATCAGAATCACTTGACCATAGTTTAACTACTGTGCTTGAGAAAAACTTAACTGCCAATCCACCAGTTGGCATATGTGATGCATACATGGCACCAATATTGTTTCTTAGTTGTGAGATTAATACTAAAAGTGTTTGACCATCTTGATTATTAGCATAGTTAAGCATCTTAACAGCATTAGTCATATCTTTAGCCTCTGCACCAATTTGTTTAGTGTTTTCTAAAGCCTTTAATTCATCAGAATCTTTTTCAAAATAAATAGCAGGTAGTAATGCAGAAATAGAATCTACAATAATAATATCTATCTTTGCTTTCATTAATTGTGTAGCAACATCTACCATATCATTAATAGTCTTAGCAGCAGAGTATACTAACTTATCTGTGTCTACCCCAAGTTTTTTAGCCCAGTCTGGATCAAATGATTGTTCTGCATCTATCCATGCACATAACTTTCCTTCTTTTTGTGCTTCCCCAATCATCTGTAAACAAAAAGAAGATTTACCAGCAGACTTGTTACCCCAAACTAAAACCTGTCTTCCGTATGCAAATCCACCTTTAAGTGCATTATTAAGACTTATGCTTGGTGTTTTTTGTTTTACTACCTCAACGTCTGTAGCATTACTTAATCTTTTTCTTAAACTAGGATCTAGTTGTGATAAGAACTCTTCAATCTGTATTGACATTATTTAATTACCTCATTCAGTATTAAAGAACCATCGTCTGACTGACCAAATACCATCTTGGTCGCAGTTCCTGGTTCGCATTTCATATAACCCTCAGAAAATTGTCGAGGGAAAACTATCACTGGCTTCATTTCACGATCAGAGTTTACTACAATCATGTGTGCCATTTTCTTTCCAGCCTTGGTGACTCTTGGTTTAAATGATAGCACATAATACTCTTCTCCGCTGTACGGCAAAGATTTATAATTTAAAAACTTAACTAAACTGTTTGTTGGAAAGTTTTTTATTTCATCTATAATAATTGCTTCACTAATTCTATTAGCACCAACTAAGAATAAATAAGTTTTACCTTGCTCAATTCTTGTTTCTTCATCATCAAAAACTCCAAGTAATCCAGTAGAGTCCATAATTTCTATACGTGACCAACCTTTTCCACGTTTAATATTTTTTACAACACCCATTAAAATAAAAACACCTTGTTCGTCAAAGTCTTCAATGTCATCAATATAAGCATAGTAGTGAGGCGGAACACTTGTTGTAAACTCTGGAAGATTTAAATATTCATAAAGATTTTCTTTTACAACACTTTCTTGTCTTGGATTATCTGGAAATGCCAAGGCACCAATAGCATTTAAACCTTGAAGTGCTCTACTATTAATTCCACTTCCTTTTCTTGAAGAAATAGCACTAAACTCTTGATATGAAGTAAATGGTCTTTTACTAATAATTTTACTTGCAACATTTTCAGAGATCCACTTTATAGATGACAGACCCATCCTAATACCCTTGCCTTCAATTGTAAAGTCAGACTCTGATTCATTAACGTGTGGAAGTTTAACTGAAATGCCCATTCTTTTTGCTTCAATTAAATACTGTGTTCTTGTATCTTTGTCTTGCTCATTTCTTAATAAACAAAACATAAACTCAATTGGATAGTAATACTTTAACCATGCCGTCCAATATGAAAGCATTGAATATGCAACGGCATGAGACTTATTAAATGAGTATCCAGCATGTGCTTCGAAGTCGTGCCATAGACCTTCTGCTTTAAATGGTGTAATGTGTTTTGATGCACCAACAACAAATCTGTCTTTAAATTCATCAAAATCTTTTGCATCTTTTTTCTTACCAATAATTTTACGAACCTTGTCTGCTTCTGCCATTGTCATTCCACCAAGATGAACGCACGCTTGCATAACCTGTTCTTGATATAAAACACATCCGTATGTATCCATAGTAAACTCTTGCATGATTGGATGTATGTACTCAGTAATAGCCTTACCGTGTTTTCTTGAAAGATAAAGTTTTCCAATAGTATTCATAGCACCTGGACGAACTAATGCATTAGAAGCGGCAAGTTCATTAAGATTACTTACTCCCATCTTGACTAAAAGATTTGTATAGGGTGTTGCTTCACATTGAAACACTCCTTTAGTTCTTCCATCAGAAAGCATTTCATAAACTTTTTTATCATTAAGATCTATATCGTTTAATACAATGTTTATCTTATGACGTTTTTTAATTGTTTTAATTGTTTCATCAATTACTGTTAATGTTTTCAATCCAAGAACATCTAGTTTAATTAGGCCAATGTCTGCTGCTTCGTTCATATCAACTGCAACTACTGGAATCCTATCTTTTGTTCCTGGTGCAAGTCTTGTTTCCATTGGAGCATATTTAAAAATAGAATCTTTTGCAGTAACTACACCAGCAGCGTGAATACCAGTGCCACGGATGCGACCACGAAGTTGTTCTCCATACTTAACTACTTCTGGATACTTTAATCTAAACCATTGTGCTGACTTTCCTGATGTAAAATCATCCCAATCATCTACCGTTTTTAAAACTTTATTAACGTCAGACAGTGGTATGTTAAATGCTCTAGATACATCTCTTACAATTCCCTTACCTCTAAACTCTAAAAATGTAGCAATAGATGCAACGTTTACATACTCTTGCTCAAGATATGTTTTTAATTCATCTCTTCTTGAATCTGCAATGTCTGAATCGATATCTGGAAAATCATTACGTTCTGGGTTAACAAATCTAAAGAACAGTAGACCGTGTTCTATTGGATCAACATCTGTAATTCCAAGTGCGTAGCAAACTAAAGATCCTGCTGCAGATCCTCTACCTGGACCTACAAGAATTCCTTGCTCTTTAGCCCAGTTAAGCATATTGCTTACAATTAAAAAGTATGGAGCAAAATTCTTTTGTTCAATAATTCCTAGTTCTTCTAATGCTCTATCCAAGTATTCATCATTATGTGCAAGACCTTTGTTAACTAATCCTTTAAATACAAATTCTTTTAATGTTTCTTGTGGATTATCTACTTTTGTAGGTAGCAAGTCTAATCCAGATTTAATGTCATACTCTTCTATCTTATCTGCTATATCTATTGAGTTAGTATAAATATCTTCTCTTTTAATACCCTGCATATTCATCTGTTGTTTCATTTCATCATATGAAAGAAGATGTATATCAAAAGATCTAAATGACATTTGTCTATCTACCCCATAAAGATAGTCTAAACGTTTCATCATGTCGTCTATCTTTTGAGATTTTTCAAACTTTGCTTCTTTGTCCAACTTGGCATGAGTATTTAAAAGCAACATAATTTCTTGTACAACTTTTTGATCAACTGTGGAATGATGACAATCTGGGGTAACAACAGATTTAATCTCCATGCTATCTGCAATTTCTAACAATTCAGTATTTAATTCTTTAGAATTATGTGGCATAACCTCTACATAAAAATCATCTTTGAATACATCTTTAAACCATTTTAAAAGTCTCTTTGCTTCTGCATATTCTTTATTCTCCAATGCTTTTGCAATAAAGCCAGACATACATGCTGATAAAACAATCAAGCCATCTTTATATTTTTCTAATACTTCAAAATCAATTCTAGGTTTTTTATAAAATCCTTCTGTCCAACCTATTTCATTTAATCTATTTAAGTTTTCTAAACCCTGTTGGTTCTTAGCAAGAATAACAATGTGATTATAAGTTAAGTCTAAAGGATTATTTCCTCTTTCTGCTTTATCTCTTCTATCAAATCTATCATGAGTCATATAGCCTTCTATACCAAGAATTGGCTTTATACCCTCGGCTTTTGCTGCACGATACATCGGACGATGTCCAGATAGTGCACCATGATCTGTGATGGCTATGGCCGTCATACCGTTTTGTTTTGCACGTTTGCAATACTCTTCTGGAGTTGCAACACCGTCCATTAATGAATAGTGTGTATGAACGTGTAAAGGAACGTAATTCAAGCCATAGCCTTTCAGATTATTTTTCTATTACCACTCTGCTGCTGCAGAGGTGGTTGGGTTACTAAATCCAAGATAGAATGATTCTTGTTCAGCATATGGAACTTCACGAACAACTTTATCTAAGTTGAATGCTTCGTGTGATCCCCAGTTAAATGATTCAGCATCTTGCTTTCCTGGAAGAAGAACATAGTTTGTTTCTGTTCCTTTTCCATTACGTTTTAATTTCCAAATCATATTACTAATACTTTGTGAGTCTGCTGCAAATTCACGGATTGTACTAAATGTAGCAGATTTGCTGACACCCATACTCCATACAGCAACTTTTGGTTCTTCTGTTCCATTGTCAACTAAAACGTTGCAATAAAAACGAAGGCGTGCTCTCCATCCACTCTTTGGTTCTTTGCGATACATTTCGCATCCAAAGCAACGACCTTGCGTATCTGCACTGCATGCAGCCTTACGCTTGTAGTCTTCTGGATTTGTGTGTTCACTGATTACAATTGCTACTCCACGTTTATCATCATACGTTGGTGAGTCAGCATCTAATTCACTTACAAAGCGGATCTGTACACTTTCTCCATCACCTAGGTTTAGCCAGTTGACTTTTGCACCGCTATTTTCTGATTTTGCTTTATCAAGAACTGCTTCAATGTTCTTGATGCCTTTGATTATTGACATATATTTCTCCTTAATATTTGCTCTATATGTGAGCGTTATCCTATTGTAGCATTGTGGCCACTATGTTGTCAAACTGGTCCACAAATTCTTTTAGCCTTTCGTCATCTAAATCGGATACATCTTTAAAACTACTTGGAAGTTTTGCAATAATACATCTATCATATCCTAGGTCAGTTAACAATTTGTTAGACATATTTTGTCCAGCCTCATCATTATCACCCAGTGCTATGACTTGGTTGAAGTATTGTTTAAGAAGTCTTCTTTGCTCTTTAGATATAGTTGCACCAAGTGTTGCAACAGCGTGTCCTCCAACTTGCTCTATTCTAATTGCATCAAATGATGACTCAACAACAAAAACTTTGTCTACTCTTTTATTCTTAGACAGATTAAATAATGTTTTGCTTTTAGGAAGGTTTGTTGAGTTCTTAAACCTTTTACCTTGCACTGATCTTCCAACAAAGCCTAGACATATTCCATCTGGTGAGTATACAGGAATTGTTACCATATCTTGACTAACAGAATATCCCAACTTATATCTCTCTACACTATCTTTTGTTATACCCCTTGATTTAAAATACTCTATGGCTTTTGGGTTTTCAAAAACATTTTTGTGTAATTTTTCAATCATATCTAAATCATATTGAACAAAGGTTGTTACTTTTTCAAGGGTACTATTTATTTGATCAACTAAATTTCTTTTATCTGCTTTAGAATCTATTAATCTCATAGACTCAAAGTAAGATCTTTTAGTTGCATGCATTATTACTTCTACTAATTCTTTGGATTCTTGACAAGAAAAACACCAAAATATTCCAGTTTCTTTTGATACTTCTCCTGCTGGAGATCTAGAATTATTGTGAAAGGGACAGAATATCATTAAATCATTTTCTAACTCAAACTTAATATCTATGTCAGCGGCTATTAGAGTTTGCTTGACTTGCTCTTCTGAATAGTATGTGACATTACTGGCTTGTTTTTGTCTATTCCTAGTATACACTTTGCCCTATCTTTTCCAACATACACTCCATATACTGATAATTGAAAATCAAACGTTCTACCATTGTATCCAATAGTAAAGTCTGTGTCAATATCATATCTTGGTACATATCCATGATTTCTCATAACTGAGATGATCATAGAAATATACTGGTCTTTGAGTCTAGTAATATAGGAGTCATCATATATTTCACCTTCAAGACCAAACCGTTTAATAGGCTTGTGGTTATACATATGATAATTATATCGTTATATTATGTTTTATCCTCAAAGTCTTTATATAGAAATCTTCCAGAATCAAAATCAACATCGATCATAAATTCCCCTGAAAATCCATGGCGATTTTTTCTAAATGCACATTCAAGAATTGTACTTCCTTGAGCACGACCTAAAGCAAGTACCCAGTCAGCATCGTATGCTAATTGTTTAGACCAAGCAACTTGTCCAAGAGATGGAACGCTATTCATATCTGTTGCATCATCTGGAGTTGCTGATGCGATTGCAACGATTGGAACTTGTGCAGATATTGCAAGAACCTTTAACTCTCTAGAGATACTTTTAATCTTTACAACTTCATTATCTGTTGGAACATTTGATTGCATTAATTGAATATAATCTACAAATACTATGTCTGGTGCATATTGATCTATTTTTCCTCTTAATACAGAAGTAGATAATTCTCCTACCCCATCATTTGACACAATGTGAAATGGTGGCATCTTAGATAAATGTTGTTGTCCCCAAAAATCAAATGATTCTTCATCTACCTCTCCAGATACTAACTTCCTGTGTGAGAACATTCCTTGACCCATGATTGTGTACACACGATTTCTAACTTCTGTTTCTGTCATTTCTAAAGAAATAACTAGTGGCTTTCTTCCGTTCTTCCATGCTTGAACAGCCATAAACAATGCCAGCCAAGACTTACCAATAGCAGGATAAGCAAGAAGGATACCAAACTGACCAGGAGTAATACCCGCTGGAAGATAGTTATCAAAGCCCGCAAGACCAGTCTTAATACCGTGAAAACCTTTTTCATTTAACTCCTTAATATGTTTAAAATGTGCAACAGCATCTTCTATGTCTGTAGCATCAATGTCTCTTATGTTTGCCGTAATCTTTTTTAATTCAGAAGTCTTGCTAATTAGATTATTTAATGCATCGTTTGGTTTATTATCCTGTAACTGTTTGGCAGTTGACATTAATACACTGCTAAGACTATCTTGCAAATATGATGTCCTTAATTCTTCAAGATGATATTTTGTATTTCCTATTTCACCAACTGGACTAAAATCTCTAAACTTTTCTGTTACCAAAGGTATTGATGGAACTACTGAGTTTTGTTCGCTATATTGTTTAATAAAATCCCACACGTCTTTGTGTGTTCTAAAAAGGCTATCTGGATTTGCTTGAAGCAATACGTGCAGTTGTTTATCTTTTAATACTGCAGAAAGTACTTTGGCTTCTAAGTCTGCAGACATTATTTATTCAACCATTCTTTTGCTTGTTTTCTAAGTAACGCTCTAATTCTATCATCTTCTTTCTTGAGTTGCAATGCCTTGTAAAACTTCTCATAACTTCTTACGAAGTGATCCCAATTTGGTCGATCATATATCTTAAAATAATATTCAACTAATTCTATAGACTCTTCAACACCATAAGACTGATACAACTCTTTAATAAAGAACTTTGCTTTGCCTATGCTAATCTTATCGTATATACTATTGTCTTTTAAACGCTTTATAAACAGTTTGTATATTTTATCAACATCCCAAACTGGCTTTTCTTCTAGTATATCTTTAAGTTCTTTTTGTTTTTTTGGCTTTTTCTCTGCAGTCACTACTCTAGTTCTTTCTTAGCCTCATCTACTTTGGCTACCACCTGATCTTCAACAAATTTATAAACACGATCCATTGCTGAGTCCATAGTTTCACCTTCACGAAGAAAATCTGTACATCCAAGATCTACTCTTAAACTTTGAAAGTTTCCTAAATTTAATGTATAACCAAGAGTTACTGATACTTTAGTTTGTTCTGACATATTTCACCACGTTTCCTCTGCCCAAACAGGGACAAATTCCCCATTTTTAGTTTGCGTATATAACATTATACCCTCTCCAATCAAAGAACGCAACTCCCTTTCGGTAGGTATTCCTTTTCTTGGAGTAACTCTTCCATCTCTTCTTGGACGTCCAGCATGTATGCTTGCTAAGCCATCTCTTATTTTAAATAAATCATCTTCAGAATAGTAAGACATTCTTTGCCAAAGTCTTTCTCCTCCAATAGTTGCACCAGTTGGTGGAGGAATTATTCCACTTTTAATAATTCTTTCAAATTGCATTCTTGATCTTTTAAATATTTCAACTGTATTAATTACTGTGTAGGCTCTTTTTCTATGTTTTTTAAAATCTGATAATAACAATGTTTGGTCTTTATTCTGGATATAGTTATAAACTACAACAATGTTGTTTGCTCTATTAGAATGTAATACCTTTACTAGTTCATCATTTAAAAAAAATATAACAGAACTAGGGGCTACAGAGGGTGTCCGCTCTTTTTTGCCCTGACTCTTTCCTGTGACATTATCCATCTTACTCTTTCGTCAAACTTTTCTGGGTTATGATACATCTCTCTTTTCCCACATCTTAAACAATACAATTCAAGATGATCGTGTGTTAAAAATACTCTATCCACAAATATTTTAGCAGAACACTTTCTACATGTCAAGGCTTCTTTAATGTTCATAGTGAAAAGTTATACCAGGATCTAGGCTATTCCGAGTGCTATTAAATTAATCTGCATAGTTACAGAACCTGTTGAACCAGATGGAAACTTGATAATTCCATCAACTCGATCTTTCGTTACAGATGTTAGCACAACTGTTGCAGCATTACCACCAGATACTGTGCTTGTTGTGTTTGTTAATCCTGCTATTGCAACAGGTGTTGTTGTAAAGTTTGGGTATGTAAAGAAAAACTTTTCCTCTGGGGAAGTAGTAATGTTGTTGATAGTAATTGATTTTGTCTCTGCATAGAATTTTAAAGAGGTGCTATTTGCTGCAGCACCATTTACTCTAGACTGAGTAGATGTAATTTGAGAGTTTTGAAGATCACTTACTGCTTCTACTAAAGATGAAATAAGAGTAACATCTATTGGTTGACCTCTTGTGGGTGTAATTATCGTTGCCATATTATCTCCATTATATCACTACAGGGTTATTGTGGGTGTTTGAAAAAGTTTAAAAAGATTACTTTCTTCTGGTGGTGTTGGGTATGATGGTAACTGAGCCTTTATAATAGCCGTTGAAGCAGTTGTTGGAACCATTATAGTAGTTGTGTTACCAGCCTCTCTTCCTATGTATTGAAACACAGCAGAGTAACTCCATTTTACAAATATGTCATGACTGTTTCTATCAATATTTGAGTGTACATCTTGCCAGGTTATATTTATCATTTTTGTTCCAGAAGTTGATGTTGATACGTCATATGAGAACCCAGCACTTGCTGAAACTATCTGTCCAGAACTATCTAGCAGCATAATTGGAGACCACTCTGAGATTTCATTATAGTCTTTTGTAGTAATTCTAAATCTTACTTTGTGCTTGCCGTTTTTTCCTGGAAAAGGAAGTTTGTCTACAGGAATAATAACTTTTGCCATTAAGAAACTCCTATGCCAAATCTATATTCAATATAGTTATTTGTATTCTCACCCTTTAAAATTGGTAGTCCATTGTCTGTTTTAATTATGTTGTAGCCAACCAATGAGTAGAGTGGGTTGATTGCTGTAACGTTATCTATTCTTAATCCATCAAGTAAAACAAAATAGTTGTTAGATGGAACTCCTCCTATTAAGGTTGAAGCATAAATCCTAACTAGATTAATGTTTGCCCACGAGAATGATTGGTCTGCAGCAAATTGAGATATTGTTCTAGTTACTACCTGATATCTATTTGATCCAATATTAGCAGATGTTAACTCTATCTTTGCAGTTGCTGTGGGTGGTGTTGTATTGATGCCACTTAAATTATTAACAAACTGTAAAATAATCTTTACGCTATCTGGATTTGTATTTGTTGCTGCTTGTCTGCTTAGCAAACTAAAGGCAAGTTTTATTTCATCGTCTGGAAGATTTTGGCTTAAATCAAAAGATATTGCAGAGTTTTCTAAGTATTGTGATCCAGCATTTACTGTATATCCAGAACCTATGTATGAAGAACTTCCAGAAACTAATAAAGATCTATTTAAATATCTTGGTGGCTCTTGTCTATTTTGTCTTGATTGATCGTTAAAGATTGTAGAGTCTGAGTTAATAAATAAAAACTTTTCAGTGGCTGCATTTATACTTGCACTTGTATTTCCATTATCAATTGGCACGTTTGGATATGGAACTGCTGATGAAGAAGACCCATCTGAATATGTCCAGGCTTCTGCTGTTGAAAATGTTATAAGTAGTTTACTATCATATCTTCCAGCGACAGCATTGTTTGCACCAGGATATATTCCTACTTCAGATATCTTATATCTTTGATCATTTGGCATCTCTGCTTTAAGAACTAGTTTTTCTACCCCATCTTCTTTAATAAAACCTTTTGATAATATGGGAACTCTAAAAACCTCAAAATCCAATGATTTTTTTGTTAGAGATACAGATGCTGACTCTCCTGTAGTTAGTGGCTCTGGGCCGCATCCTGCTGCGATATAGGAGGCAAAGGTAGGTGCTTGACCAAGCATAAACTTTGCTACAATTTGTTTGCCATCATTAGTTATCATTATCTCACCTCTACAATTGTACCATTTGTGTCTATTTCTACTTCTACCAATTCATCGGGGGTTATATTATCTAATTCAATAATTAAATCCCCATTAGTATCCACATAAATATAGTTGTCTAATCCTCTATCTTCTAAATACTGATCTCCAGGTATCTTATTAGATAGTTTAATAGAGAATGCATTATATAAAGATGTATCTGACTTTTGAGATGCAACAAGGTTTGAAGGATCAAATTCTTTCTTAATAGTGCTTAGATTAGATATTATATTGTAATAAGGATTTATTCCTTCTACCGTGTCGGTTCTTGTAAACTTAGTTAATTCTACAGCACCTAACTTTTCAAATACCATGGCTATGATTGTTGCTTCATCTATGTTGTTACTAGTGAGAGAAAGAACGTTATCTTTTTCTGGAAGTTTTATTGATGTGGTACTAGTAGATGGACTATCTGGAAATGAAGGAAGTGATGGCACTGAAACTGTTGCCTCTGCTGTAAGTGCCTTTCTGTATTTACTTATCTTTGTTTGAATTTTAGCAAGTTCTGCTTTAGTAACGTTTTTTCCAGAACTAGCATATTTTTTTAAATCTTTGTTAAGGGTTGTTCTTTGTTTTTCCGTAAGGGAAGCAGCAGCAATTGCGTCTTTAGCCGTTGACTTTTCTTTATCTTTTTTTGCCATTATACCTCTACCACCTTAATTATACTAGATGGACCTTGTTCAGATCTTCCGTATTGAATTTCACTAACAACAAACTGTTTATCTGTTTCAATAAATTTATCATCGCTTGGCATTGTATAGTCTATTGTAATTATATCTCCAAGTTGAATATGTGGAACTCCAAATACTTCTAGCATTATAATCTTTCTAGGTCTTATTGTTTTAGAAAGTATCCAGTCCATTAATCCGTTTGCTTGGTCTTCGCTTTGAATATATATTGAGTCTAAAGTAAAGTCTCTTCTTCCATATTTTGATCTACTAATCTTTACATCTTTATATATTCTATCTTGTTTAGATGGTGAAAGTATTGCATTGTTAACAACTATTGGATCTGCAAAGTTTGATCTATCTTGATAAAACTTATCTGCAGTAAGAGTATTAGATGTATTTTGAGTAAAAGTAATTCCTATAATCTGCAAGTAGTTACCAGATGTCTCATCAAGTGTGATAAGTTTATCTGTTGCGTTAAATACTAAAAACTCTGCACCATAGGCATCTGCGTAAAATCCTGATGATGTATATGTCTTTTCATTATTAAATGTAGGCTTTAGCATTGCTCTAAATGCTGGATAGGCCTTATCGTATTTGACATTAAAATATGCACACTCTCTAAAAATAGTTCCAAACTCTTCGTAGTACATTGCATACTTTGGTGCATTTTGTGCACCTATTCCAGATAGGTATGTTGCTTGAACAAACCCAGACACCGCGTACTTTCTTAAAGCATCTGAAGAGTTAATCTCTTTCTTTCCAAAAGCATTTGAAACATTTTCTACGACTGTACTTTGTGTTTCTTGAGAGTATTGATTTTTCAAAGCATACACATTTTCAAACATACACTTTGATCCACCTCTTACAAACAATGCCATGTTGTTATACTTCTGTGACAAAGGACTTGTGTCGTCCACTGTTGCAATTTGAATTCCATTTATATATAGATAGAATCTTCTTGTTGAACCTATCTCTTTATATTCTATTGATATATCGTATACCGTTGGATTTGCCTCATTGGAAAGTCTATCTTGTCCAACAAATCTTCCTTCGTCTACTAAAATTTTTGATAACCCGCCCCAAAGTTTAACAGGAAGAGCAATTTCTTTTCCGTCTTTTACTGCATTAACTACTTTATAAAATAAGACGTTGTGTAATACTGAACTCTCTACTCCTGTATTAGAATCTACAGTATTGTAGTTTTCTAAATTATCAGAACTTAAAGAACATATTTCAAAGTAGTAGCCAGTTACACCGTCTGAATCTAGCATAATGGATATACCACCAGATCCACCAGTAAGTGTTGTTGTCTGATCTCCAGTCTGTGAAGAAACTACATAATACTCTGTTGCGTTTGTAGGTGTTTGAATTCTAGTACTTGCTTCTTTCTTTCCTATAATTCTCATCCTAGTTCCAAAATGTTTGTAGTCTGAATCTAAAGATTTTTTAACATGTGTAATTTGATTCTTATCTATCGTAGTTGATGGTCCTGTAAATACTAATGCAGATGATTGAACAGTTCCCTTTGAAGTTGTTTTTTGTGTTTTTAAAATGTCATCAGATGGAATTGTCTCTCTTAAAAAGTTTGATATGATTCCGTTGCGACTTGACTGAGGAGCGTTTGCTTTTCCTAATTGCCAAAGTTTTTCTCCAGCATTACCAAGTGCTGGTCTAACAATACTATCTGTTGGTGTTGTTGTAAACAAATAACTAGAGTCCATTGCGTAGCCATCAACATTGCTATTGTTTGACCAAAAATCATTTAAGCCAGCAGCATGCTCTGTTATAGAAGTTCCAAATTGTGCTCTTCCACTTTTCTTTACTGCTCCATTCTTATATAAAGTAGTATATGTTCCTAAGTTATTTATATTATCTTCATAGTATGGCTCTGCATAAATTCTTACTAATCCTGTAGGATACATCTTTCCATTAAATGGTAATTGACTAAAGTATTTTTGATATTCTATTTCATCGGATACCCAAACATTTCCTATTGCTGGAACTGTATATTGAACAGCGTCATATTTAATTATTTCACCGTTTGCATATAAATACCCCTGCATTCTAGGAAGCCAGTAAACATTTTCTCCTATATCAATAATGTTGTTAACTAAGGAGTTATTCTCTACATATGGGGCCAGGTTGTTAAGTGTTGTGTTTAGAGCAACGGCTCCTAATGTAAATGATCCAGTCTTAGATTTTTCGTTAATTGTTTTGTTATTAGTTTGACTTGGAACTTCCCACAATACAACTGGTTGGTATCCATAAACTCTGTCTTCATCTATATATGTGGCTTGCTTTAGTGATGATGGTGCTCTTTGAATATATCTAGTTATGTAATTAATCTTTCCGTCATTAATAACTTTTGTTTCACCACTTTTAACTTCAATAATGTTTGGAAGATTGTTATCTGTTTTTTGACCGTAGAGTGTAATGTCAGTAGGTCTTTCTCCAGTAGATGGCAACATATATTCTTTTGACATTACGACAAAGTTATTGTATTCATCAAAAAACATTGCTGACTGAGTTGCTAGTGCTAGTCTTTGTAAAACTTCTGCAATGTTAGCATCTGGCTCAACAAAAAGGTATGGAATGATTGGATCATTCTTTCCTGTTATGTTTTTAAAGACATAGTTACTAAATCCAATATTGTCTAACAATACTGCTACTGCGTATGTCAGTGAGACATTCTGCAAGAACAGGGGTGGGCAAGATTGTGTTTCTAACCTAAAAAATGAATCTCTAGTATTTACTGATATATCAACTAAAGCACTTCCGCCTTTTGGAAAGTCTTCAATATACATACTTTTAATTGGTATAAATTTATCAAATTCATTTACATTCTTTATAACATCATAGAAATCTACTCTTGTATTAGGATTTAATATATTGGATATAATACTACCCTGGTTATTTTCAAATACATTCTGTTCGCTAAATGCAAAGTCGTGATTCATTAAAGTCATGGTTCCATTAGATGCTACAAGGCTTCCTACTGGAATGCCAGAGGTGTCATTTGGAATTGCCTTCGTTACATCAAAGCCAAGTACGTAGTCTGATATGTTTGCTGTAAGTCTTGGACTTAGTTCAATCAAGTCAAATGTATTATCTGGTCCATATAAGGTTTCAACCTTTACTCTTAGTCCTTTTAGCATTACAATTTCTCTAAATGTTGTTTTGCCACCACTAATAAAATAGTCTGGATCTGTTAAAGAAGATACAACGCCAATTCTTTTTGTGTCATCATCTTCTAGTAATTGAAATTTATATTCTGCTGCAAAGGATTCCCATTCAATATTTGATGAGTTCCAAACATAAACAGTTCCAGCAGATGTTGCTGAAGAGCCGACAAGGTATGCTTCTCCGTTTATTGCTTGTGCTGATGGAAGGTCTCCTACGCTATTTAGTTTATCAACATAATAAAATGAGCCTTTATATTTATCTGGAATATTAATACCATAGAATAATTCTACATATCCATCCCATTTAACAATGCTTGATCCATCTCTTCTTAATGAGTCTTCATTAAATTCAATTGCTGTTGTCCAATTATTATTGTTATCTAAGTATTGGACAGACCATCTTTTAGGAATACTAGACTTGGTTATATCATTAAGTGGATCTGTAATTAGATTATTGTTTACATCTTTTATTGTTACCCCCACACTTTCTGCAAGGTTGGTTTGTAATTTAACAACAATTCTATTAGATGCTACCTGTTCTTTATATACAACAAATGGGCATGCGTCTGTTATTACATATCCAATTGCATTTGGGTCTAGTCTTTCTGATCGTCCTCGTTCAATACTGTCTTCAATTCTAAATGAATTCCAGTATTTAAAATAATCATTTCTAGAAGCCATGTAATATCTTGGTCTTCTTGCTGACTTAATATCGTCTATGTATTTACCTGTTTCAAAAAACAATGGTTTATTAATACCAGATCTAGGTCTAAAAGAATTAAAGCATTGTTTTAAATCATAATAAAGTTGTCTATCTACTTCTGGTGTAGTAAAAATTAATGATGCATCATTTTCATCAACAAGTGTTTCTGATTGTATACTTGAAACAAGTGCATCTGTATAGTAATCTCCTAAATCATCGGGGTCGTATGAATTAGGTAAATTAGCATAGATAGAAGATGCTGCATCATTAGCCCTATATCGGTAGTTACCAAAGTTTAATATATTTTCAAAATCATTAAGATTCCATTCTGCAATTACCAATGATTCTGATTTTAAAGTGTTATTAGTTTTAAGATGTGTATTTAAATCGGAATCTACAAACATTATACTTCCTCAAGAGATAATGAAACATTCCAAAAGTCATGATTTGATCCGCCACGTTTTACTACGTTAAAAGAAAATGAAGAGAAGTAAACTTCTAATACATCGTTATATTGATTTAAATGATTGAATCTATCATTCTGTCCAGCAAACTTATCATGTCTATCATAAGACATAAACATATAAAATGATCCAGGGTTAGATTCATACCACGATACTATATCTACACCCCCTGCACCACCGTCAGCAGTATACTCAGTTAGTCCAGATGCGGCATTGCCATACGCATTAAAGTTTGGATTATTACTATGTGATCTAGATGGAAGCATTTCCCAATCTAAAGATATATTTAATTTATCTGCAATATGATATGAACGCATTGTTCCATTAATCATTCTCTTTCTATTTTCAATTCTATTTTGACCTATTGATATTTCTCCACGATTATGATCTGATAATATAATAAAGTCTTCTAATTCGGTACCATTAGGAACAAGTAGGCCATTGTTAACACTGCCGCTATTGTTAGCCCAGGCAATAGCCTGTGGCCTAGCGTAAGTCCATCTATTTTGAATATAAGTGCTTGTAGCCATTAGTATCTGTTTCCTCTGACGCTTCTATCTTTTGTCATTCTAATTTTATTCATTACTACATCTGCAATTTCATTTGGAGATGCATTTGTATCTGCAACATTAACGTTTACATTATAATTATACACTGGTGCCGATACATTTGAAACAGATGTTGTTGCATCAATTGGAGATATGTTTGGAGATCCAACGCTCATTCCTGCACCAAAGACATTGCTGTTTAATGATTTTAGTAATGGCATGTTTGCTTCCGCTACAGATTTTCTAACAACAAACTCTCCTGGTGTTAATAATGCTGGGACTTTATCTGTCATTCCAGTTCCTGGAACTATGTTACCATTAGCAAATTTAAGAGAAGGAGGGCTTTGTGTAGATCCTTTAGGTAGTCCTCCATACATAAGTTTTTGAATTGATCCACCATATTTACGACCTGGTATTGGAGATCCTTTAGGAAAACTGTTCATAATATTTAAAACTTCTTGATAATAATCTCTAATACTCTTAGAATACTTTGCTTGATTAGCCATTGATGCTTCTGCAACAACTTGTGCCGCAGCAACTTTTTGTTGAATTAAATCGTTTTCTCTTTCAAGTGTTGCTATATTAGATTTAATAGTATAGATAGTATCTTCGTATTGAAGTGTGCTTTGTGTTCTTTGATAAATATTTTCATTGTATGTATCTATTTGTGCTTCTATTTCTGCCCTGGTCATTAATTTACCATTGATGTCTGTAGTAAGTGCACTAATTTCTGCTTGACGTTGTGCCTCTAAGGCTGTTTTTGTATCTTGTATTTGATTTGATGCTGAATCAGATGTCATCTGTGCAGCGGCTGAAGCAGCAGCACCAAAGTCTCCACTAGTTAAAGCACTAGCAAGTGCAATAGAGTTTCTTTGTTGTTGATTTGCTCTTTCATTTGCTTGAGCAACTGCATCCAAAGCCTTTGTTCTATTGTTATATAAATCATTTACTGACTTTTCTTTCTTTCCTAATACGTCTAATGCTTTTTGTCTAATAGAAACTTGTCTAGTATCTAATTCATTTAATCTAGCAACTTGATCAATTTGTTTTTGATTTTGTGCAATTTCTAAATTCATACCTTGAATTTTAAGATTATTTAAATTAATTGATTTTTGATCTTGAGTTAATCCTGCTGCTGTCAATACTCTTTGTCTAACTGAATCATCGTTAATTGTTTTAATAATATCTTTTTGATCTCTTTTGGCTTTATTGTAAAGTTGTGTTGCTTCTTCAGCGGTTAGTGTAGCGGCTGCTTCTGGATTTAATCCATTAGCAACTAATCCAGATACTGCAGCAGTTTGTTGTTTTGTCAAGGCAATACGTTCTAGTAATAGTTGAAGTGCAGATTTTTCTCCTTCTGTGCCATCTCCACCAAAGCCTGCACCAGTATCTGCTCCTGGTGTTCCACCTTTTCCTCCTGGATTTAATAAATTGTCAAAATAATATTGTCCTTTTCCAAGCATTGCTGCAAGTTTAATTTCCATTTCATCAGTCAATGCTCCACCAGCAAGCATTCCAAACTGTTCCATTTGAGTTACAAAGTTTTCAGAAGAAAGACCTTTGCTAATTTGTTCAACCATGGTATCTGTAAGGCCCATATTCTTTAATGCTGACTGTGCTGCTGTTTTTGTTTTCTTTAATTCTGCTTCTAATAACTTAGCAGTTCCAGTTGGAACAAGTGCAGAGCCACCTCTTCCGCCAACTACACTTTTTTGATTTGCAAGATTGTTTAATTCACCTTTAGTAGTTTTAAGTTTATTTGCAATTGCATCAAGTCCACCTTGTGCTGTTTGCTGACTTGTTCTTCCTAATTCATTTGTTTTTTTATTGTATTCTTCAAGGCTCATAGAACCATCTAAAACTGCAAGTTTAAAGTTTGAAACTGATTCTTCTGATGTTTTAAATGCTTGAATTGTGCTTTCAGCAATTAAATTAACAGCAATCTTATTCTTTGCTACATCATCATCAGTAAATATTTTTGCAATACCACCCCAAAATCCAGAAGTATTTTGAGCAAACATTTGTTCAGTAATTGCATTTACTTGTGTCATATCAACTGTAGGAGTTATCTTTCCAATAATATCTATTTCATTACCTTTAATTAATTCACCATTTTGTCCTATTAACTGTGTTAGTTGAGCAGATACATTTACTGCTAATTGTTGATCATTAAGAGTTTTTCCAATTTCAATTGCTACACCCCTGGCTTCTTCTGCTGTAATAGCACCAGAAACAACGCTTCTTGCTAATTGATTCTTTAATGCTGCAACAGCGTCTCCACCAGCCTTCTTAACTAATTCAACATCTGCAATTAATTGTTTTCCTGCATCTGTTCCAACAAATTGATTAGCAGCCTCTGCTGCTGGTTGACCTACTGCACCACCAACTCTTTGTGCTAATGTAGATGTAACTTGCTGAGTTGAAGTTTGTCTTCCAAATGCCGCAGCCATTTGATCAACTGTTTTAGATGATCCATACATTGCTCTAGTTAATGCAGCACCAGAGTCTTCTAGTTTTTTAATTTGTGCTACTACTTTGTAAGTTCCGTAAGCAAGTGCTGCGGTAGCACCAATTGCAAGACCAATTGGATTTGCTAATTTAGGAAGAAGTGGTCCAAGTAGTTGTAGTCCAAATAGTGCTGGAGTCATTGAATTTACAAAACTTCCTATTGATGAAGCAAATTGATTTGAACTTTGTGCCATCATCTGTCCAGCAAACATTAATGGAATTGATGCACCTGCTGCAACTGTTCCTGCAGTTCCAAGTCCACCTCTAAATGATGTCATTGCTGCTTGACGCTTTGTTTGTGGACCAAGCATAACATCTCCACCAACTGCATACTTATTTACCATTCCACCATTTAATGCTTCTAAGAATGGTCTATTTTTTGCTGCTGCTTCTTTTCCTACTACAAATTCTCCTGGTGTTAATAATGATGGAACAGATCCACCCTTAGCAAAAGGTAGTATATGACCTTTACTATATCCTTTAAATCCACGCATTGCTTGATAACCACCAGTGCCTCGTGTTTGACTTGGACTAAATCTAATAGTTCTTCCATTGCTTGTGTAAGCATATGAGGCTCTTGAGTCACCGCTTAATTTAGGAAGTTTTACAAGTTTTGGATTTTTACCAACTTGAGAATTAACTCTTCCTTTAACTCTTTGATCATCAGTTGGCTTTAATAGTCCAGATCTAGCAAGTCCTAATTTTTGTTTATCTGGAACTGATAGTTGTGCTCTATCTACTGCTGAATTAAATATTTTAGAAAATTTAGCATCATCTATTAATTCTCCATCTTTAACTTTTTCCATTAACATTTTATTAGCAGTTCTAACTAATTCTTGTTCAACTTTTGGATCTGATATACCTGCTTCATCTAATAGATATCTAAATGGACTAACAGTTTGTCCAGAACCAGAACTAAGTCTTTTATCTCCTGAAAAAAACAAAGAAAGTTCTTGTCTTGTTACCTTTCCATCTTTTAGTCTATTATTTAAATCATATTTCTTTTTATTTCCAATTAAACTTTTTGCATAACTGCCAGGTTGTGCATTAAATATTGGCATTGGAGATACATATCTTGAATATTTTTCATGTGTTAGATTTAAATCTTTTATCATTTCGTCTAATAAATCTTGTGGGGCTTTATTAATTTCGTATGTATTTTTACCACCATATGTTCCAGATATAATGTCAGTATATCTATTCTTAGTACTTTTAGGAGTACCAGAATTTTCATTTCTCATATTGTCATAATCACTTTGGAATCCACCATCATTGTACCCACCAACTTTTCCACCATTTAACATCTTTAAGAAGTTTGTACCAATTGAATTAGTAGCCTTTTTAGTTACAACAAATTCACCTGGTGTAAGCATTGCTGGAACCGTATCTTCATTTCCACTTCCTGGAACAACACCACCAGTTGCAAACTTCTTTCTTGGAAAACCACCTTTAATATTTCTTGTTTGTGCTATCTGCATTGCTGCACCTGGTGTTCCAAGTGTAAATTTAGATATTGATGCGGCTTCTGCCATTCTAGTAATTAATATTCCATATGTATCTGCCAAGCCACTAATTGCTTGACGAGCACCCTGTGCTGAGTTTACTTGAGCAAGTAATGCATCATTAACTGACATAGTTGCTGTACCTAATTGTTTAGCAGCAAGTGCTGAATCTAATTCTTGAAGTGACATATACTTCATTGATTGGCTTACGGATTGAATACCGCCAAGAATTCCACCTTTAAGTGTTCCCTTAGTAAATATTCCAACACCCTGCATTAATTTTGCAAGAGTACCACTTAAGTTCATTAATAAACCAAAGAACATTGTTCCTGCTGGAATTACAAGTCCTGTAATAATTGTTGCTAATGCTGCAAATCTTTTAGTAAAGTCTGGTAAGTTATTAAATCCTTCTACTATTTTTGTAAAGAAATTTACCACTGGAATTGCCATTTCCAAGAACATTTGACCAAGTGGTGCAATTGCTAATTTAAATTTTTCAATTGCCGCAGTAAGTTGAACACCAAATGATTGCTCAATTGTTTTTAATTCTTTATCTGCAGATGCAGCCATTTGTTCTACTGAGAATCCTGCTGCATCCATTACTTGTTGTGCTTGAGATCCTTGACGTGTTAAGTTATCAAACAATGCACCAAGTCTTGCGTATTGATATTTACCAAATATTTTTTCTAATGCCTGTTGTCTTGAAAAATCATCGAGTGTTCCTAACGCTCTACTGAATGCCATTACAGTACCCATTAAGTCGCCTCTGTTTTGATTAACAATATAGTCCATGTTAATTCCTAGTTGACCTAATGTTTCTTTTGCTGCTCTAGAAGGGTTAATTAAAGATGCAAGACCAGACTTTAATGCGTTAGCACCTTGTTCTGCTGATACACCACCTTCTTGCATAGCAGCCAAGAATACTGACAAATCTTTTACGTCACCACCCAAACCTACAATTACTGGTGCAACTTTTGGAATTGCTGCAGCCAAGTCTTGTAGACTTACAACTGTTTGGTTTTCTACAATGTTTAAAAAGTTAATTGCATTTGATAAGTCTTCGCCAGATAGTCTAAAAGCACTCTGTAATGCAATAGTTGTTTTTAATGCTTCGTTTTGATCCATTTGACCAAGGGTTGCTAATCTTGTTGATTCTGAAACAGCATCTGTTAAATCTTTATTTCTTCTACCAGCCGCTGCTGCTTGAGCACCTAGTCCAACTGTATCCTTTACTGCAATTCCATATTTTGTATATTCTTTTGCTAGCCCCATTACGGCATCTAGATTTCCTTGTAATTCTGCTGGAGTTGTAAAGATATCTCCATAAACTTTTTTAAATGCTACTGTTTGTTTTTCTAAATCTCTAAATGTTTTTCCAGCAACTACTCCAAATGAGACAAGTGGCAATGTAAACCCAACCATAAGTTGGCGGCCAGCCCATTGAACGTTTTTACCAAAGTTAATTAATTGTGTAGTTCCTTGACGAAACATTGTGCTAAGAATTTGAGATCTTTGAGCGGCAACAGCCATTTCAGAATTAAATGCAGCAAGCGGTCTGATAGCAAGTGCCTCTTGCATACCCTTAGCAGCCCCAGAGGTGGCAATAAACTGAGTTTGCATGGTTCTTGCACGTTCTGCAGCAAGACCCATTGTTTCAGCGAATAGAGCACTATTACGACTGAATTTTGCATTAAAGAAACTACCTAAAGTTGCTTGACCTTTTTTAAGTGTTGAATCAAGTGCCCCTGCAGCAGTTTGCATCTTTACTGTTTCGGCAGTAAAGAATCTACTTGCATTAATTACATCTTTTAATTCAGATGAATATTTTGCAGCAGCAGCAGTTTGAAAAGTGTTACCTTTATTAATAGCAAGATTGAAAGCATTAATTTGTTGTTGTAACGCTTTTAATTCTCTTGCAGCATTGCCAGTGTTGATTTCAATATCAACTATACCCTTGACAACTTCAGCCACTAATCAATCACCTCGTAGTCTAATCCCTCACCAATACCGAATCCTGCTTTCCTTGCGGAAGCACCTTGCAGAGATACTATATCGTTAGGGTCAGTGGTCTTTCCACCACTAAAGGCTTTGGCTTTGATTCTTTCCCAAGCCTCTTGACCTTCGGACGAATTGTCTTTATCCATATCTACACCTTGAAGAGCAGCAAAGAACTTTCTATCTTCATGTTCTTGTTTGCTCTTTGCGTTTAGTATTGCTACTAACTCAGGCATTGATATAGAGTCTTCCATATCTTTATAATTCTTCCAGAATCCTAGAAGAAATACTTTAGACTCTATCTCGGCTAGATCTAGTTCGTCCCAACTAGAGCCGCCGCTAGTGCGTTTGGGTCGTTCAACTTAATACCCGCCGCCACTTCGATGATCTTGTAAACTGTTGGAAGATCAATAACTTCTTCAAATTTTGCTGGATCAGATAGTTCTACATTATATTGCTTCATCGCAATTGCTGCACAACTTACTAATAAATCCATTGATTTGATATTGTCTTCTGCAATTTTTGGATCGGAAATTTTTTGAAACTCTTTCATAAATTCTCTTAATAGAGTAATTTTTAAAGGAGCCATAGTAATTTTTGTTCCATTTTGTAATTCAATTTCTACTGGTTCAAATACACTTGTTGCCATTCAAGCCTCCTTAAGACTCATTAAAATTATAGCACAAAACCCACCCCCTGTATAGGGAAGTGGGCTAAGTGTTTATGAAATTATTGTTTAGACTGTGCGGTCAACAATTTTTCCGTAAGATCCGTTAGATGCTGAAAGCAAGCGGAAAGTTACTTCAAACATTGAAGGTGTGTCACGTTTTGCTGATACTGTTACACTTTCGATTGAAAGTGCACGGTTTGCAACGTAAACGCGTTCCTTAGTAATGTTTGGGTCACCTGTTCCTGGACCTACTGCAACAAGAGCACGTTCAACTGGAACGTCACCGATGTCACCAGATTTTAGTTCTAGTGTTACGGTTGATCCTGATGTTGTTTTATCTGCTTCTTTCGCTGCGATTGCTGTAATCAAGTTGTCCAAAGTTGCTTCAGCGAATGCTGTAACTAAACTTACGGACATACCTTGCTTATACAGACGTGCAACGTCTAGCAATTGGTCTACTTGAACTTCACCAAAGTCTGGTTGGAATTGTAATTCCAGACCATTCATTGTGTAGCCTACGTTTGTAAATGCTGTACAAGCACTCATTGTTGTTTTGAAGTCGACTCCGTTTGCGAATGCTGGAACTCCTGTAGTTGATGCAGATGAAAATCTGTATTGTCCTACGGAATCAAAGTATTCAAGGGAATCGTCTGCAACGAATAATGCTGCTGCACCTACGATAATTTGCTTAGAATTACCACGATTATATGCCATATTTGTTTCCTCCTCTATGATTTTTTTTGATAGTGGGGGCGTTCCTCAATACAATTATAAGTCTTGTTTATCGGTAGTCTGATATTGTATGATAATCAGCCTTAATTATAATATCCCCAGAAAACACATTTCTTTGGTCATCTAGGTTAGTAGCATCTGCCATATATGTAGTTTCATAGGCATTTACACAATGGAAGTAAATTTTTTGATCCCCGCCATAAGTGTCTTGCATCCAGGCATTTATGTCTTCTGCTGCTGCATCGTCTCTATCTATAATTTCTAAAAATTTCCATTTTAAAGCCATAAGGTCTGCAAGGTTTCCATGACTTAACTTTACTCTAGACTGAACACCTTTGATTGGATAAAAATATTTGTATTGTCCACTTCTTTGTTTAATAAATTCATCGTGCACAATAGATACCTGTTGTGGGTTTGTAAGTGTATTAAATGGCAAAGCATCTGCACCAGAATTAATAATTGTTAATGGAACAATTGGGCTAAGTTTATTTCCTTCTTGATCAATTATCTTATTTAAATAATCAAACTCTGGCAATTGAATAATCTCATCAAATGCATATTTTAATATGTTTGCTGTTGGTGTGAACAACATCACACTTGCTGCACTATAAGCCAATTTCATCATCTCCTGGAACACTGTTTATCCACTGAATAGCAGCAGCCTTACCAGCGTTTTTTGCACTACCACTTCTAATTGCTGCTGAAAAGTTTCTAGCATATGGTTTAGGTTTTTGAAAATGCTCATAAAACTTTATAGATCTTAAGTATACTTGAGAAAAGTATGAAGTGTAGAATTCATTGAATGTTCTTACGAATGATCCTCTTACTGCTTCTCCACCAGGATTTTCAATAGTGATAGGACCCTTTCTAAAAAACTCTTTACCGTCAATTTCAAAAAACAAAACTTCTGCATCTCTCTCTTGAATAGTTACTGACTGTCCATCTTCCATAACCTCAGCCTTATTATAAAATGGCTCACCACCACTTTTAGGACTAGTATTTGATTGAGTAAAATTTGCACTAACCACAGTACCACCTTGACCAGACTTGATGTTAAGTTCTACAAGTCTTGCAAATGGGTTTCCAACTTGTCCCCATTCATATATGTGATGAAGCATCTCTGGGTGCATTCTGGCTACACCATCTAGGTATTGATAAAAAGCATTAACACTTGTATTAGCCATCTTTAAGGCTATCTTATTTTTACTTTGCTTTGTTTCACTTAAAAATCCATCTGAGTATTTTACAATATTGTTTATTGTTCTAGTTAGTTTAACTGTATCAAATTTTACGGCTATAGAACTCATTAGTATAGTACCTCGTTTTGTCTGGTTGATCTTGCAAGGTATCCACGGTAAAACTCTACTTCATGAAATCCATTATATGATGGGACAAAAGTTTTTAATTCATACTGAGTTGCTTTTTGATTCTTTTCTAACCAAACTATTTTGCCAGCAGGGTCTTTTACGTTTGTTAACAAAATTTCAGTTATTGAGAATATGCTGCCATTCTTCTTCTTTTGAATATCTTCATTAGTTCTTAAAAGAACATCTGAGTTATATTGAAACATAGGTCCACTATTCTTTAATTCTCCAGTAAGAGTCTTATCTGACATAGAGGATATAATTGAACATTTGATTATTCTATCCAATACCCACGTTTTTTGTATAACACCTAATTCATCTTGTTTACTTTCTGCATAATATAATTCAGCAGACATAGGGTAGTAAATATCTGTTAATCCAGAAGCACTAAACATTTAGAACATCCCGACACGAATGGGTCTTTGATATTTTTCCAGTATTCTATCTACTACACGGTTGCCTGTGCTGGCTGTCCAGTTTTTAGCAAATTTAATTTTAAAATCATCATTATCAAATGATTCAATATATCGATTAACATACTTAAGACTATCTGTTGCAATGTCTTGGATAAGCATGTCTGCTGCATCTTGAATGTCTTGAGGAATAACTTTCCATCCAAAATCTGCATCTACAAGGTATTCATATCCATCATAAAATTCTAAATCAAGATATCTATCTCTCCAAACCCTAGTATAGTTTACTCTGTTATTTCCATTTGGTAAGTTTTGAACTATTGCACTTAGTTGTCTTTTGTAAACAAACTCTTGATTATTATTTGTTAAGGATGGATTACGTTCAAACATTACCTCATTGTTTTCTAAAATACTATAAATCTTTCCAGTAATTGGTTCATCTATTAAAAGTTGATCTGAGTTATCTCCAACAAACTCTTTCTTTTTACGCATATATTCAAACCCGCCAGTATGTGAATCTATGATATATCTTGCAAGTCTTTCATATTCAGTGGCTTGGGTATTTGTAACCTTAAGTGCTGTTACTATTGAAGATATGTTAGTATAAGGTCTTACAATATCTATGTTAAATATTTTTACTAAATCATCATTTGATATTTTTTTAACAGACGCAGCAAGTTTTGCTGTGTACTCTTTAAAGTTTGAAGGCATTGTAAAGACTACAGTTCCAGATACATTAGATGTTGCCGATGCTGAATATTCATTGCCAGTAATTAAATCATTTAATTCTATTAAGTAGTTTGTGCTTGCAGTTAAGCCTGTAACGGATGCACTTAGTGAACCACTATTATAATTTAAAATTTCCATGTGTGCACCTCTATTTAATTATACTATAAAAGAAAAGAGAGGGACAAATAAATGCCCCTCTCTAACTTTTGTAAGGATATTATCCTTGCATTCTTGCTACTGCTGATGTTTCTTCGATTTCTACACCAAAGCGTAAGAATACTGTATATTCTACAGTGTCTTTCTTTGGTTGGAATTCGCGATGAACAGTGATGTCTCTTTGGAAACCCCAAATACGATTTTCAGGGAATGTCAAAACGACACGGTTTGCAGGCATTAAAGGAACTTCCAATAAAGGAAGACCTAGAACACGGTAAGCAATAGGTGCACCAACAAGTTGTGGTTCTGCTCCACCAATAACTCTTTCAACGATTCTTTCGCTGTTTAAGTTACCTGATGATCCAAGACCATTGATGATGTCAGATACTGTTTCTGTATCTGCATAGAATTTCATGTTAGCACGTGCTGCACGATACTTACGAGGCATTGCTAATACCAATGCTTGCAAGTTTTCGACATTTGTGCCGAATGTTGCACTTGCACCAAGATTTTCTTTTGGTGTAAAGCCTTGAAGGATGTTAAGGAATGCGTTTGAGCCAGTTCCTGTACCATTGATTGCAAGATCTTCAAGATCGTTTGCGAATGCACGAGTCATTACGCGAACTAAGTGATCTTCTAATCCAGCACCTTCTAAGTTATCTTCTAATGCTTCTGTTGAAACTTCCCAATCAAGACGAATCTTTTTTGTTGTTAGTTCAACCTTTGTAAATGTTACGCCAGCATTTGTGTATGCGTTATCTGCTTGAGCAGCAGCACGAATTACACGTTCTCCTACGTTCATTTTTTCAAGTTCTGCAGCGTTTGTACGCATTGTTACTCTGCGTCCGTCACGTGCTAGTACTTGTTGTTCGAAAATATATTCGATGAATTGGCGTGATTGTTCAGGGGATAAGATACCTCCGTCATTTGCGGAACTACCGTATACTCCAAGGTCTCCAGCGGCTGGGGTTGATACTGCTCCAACTCCACCAGAAACGATTGATCCTGTTGCAACTGCCTTTTCTAAAATTTCATCTGCCATAATATTTCACCTCCCAGTGAATTTTGTTTTAGCGATATAGGTCAGCGGAATTGAGGAAACGCCCGCCCCACATCGTTTTCTTTGTTACTTGTGCTTCCTGAACGATCCCGCCGAGATCGCCAGACTTACGGATAGCGGTGTCATCTTCTAGTGAGTCAACACGCTTTCCAAAATTGTCTACATTGCCTTTAACGCCTTTAATTTCCTCTTGTGCGGAAGCAATGCTTTTTTGCAGTTCTACCATCTTGTCATTTAGTGATTTTACTGTTTTCACCAAGTCTCCAAGTGCTGAAGCAACTGTATTTTGAACCTCATCTACTGATTCTTGTACTGTATCCACAGCCTTTGCTAATTCAGCGTTTTCGCTTTCGTTAGCAGGAGTGACGGCATCTTCTGCTGGTGCATCTGTTGTTGCTGGTGCGTCTACTGCTGGGGCTTCTGCTGCAACTGGTGCAACTTCGGCTGGTGCTGTTTCTGCTGGTGCAACTTCTTCTGCATCTGCTGATTTTTCAATGTTTTGATCTGTAGCAACTTCTTCTGCTGCTGGTACTTCTGCTGCAACTTCTTCAGTTACTGCTGGTGCTTCTGCTGCAGGTGTTTCAACAACTTCTTCAGTTGTTGGTGCTACTTCTACATTTTCTTGTGCCATATTATTTCCCTCCTTATCAGGATTTTCAGCCTTGGTTATTTGATTACCAAGTCTATTTTTCTGTGATATCAATAAACTTTTTACCACAGAATTCTTTTCTGAATCGTTTGATTCTACAAAGCCAATATTCGACATACCCTTATCGCATGATGGGCATGAAGAATCTTCTTCTCGAGAAAGTCTAATGAGTGAGTCAGACTCACACCAATAAACATTTTCAAGATCTACTTTACTAATGATACCATCAAATTTATTTTGACCATCTGACATTTTTTCAATAGATACAATGTTTGCAAATTGATTTGCTGGATTGTCTACCAATGATAATTCGTGGAGGTCATATTCTTTAATAACGCGAATTGATTTGTCCATCTCGGCATCGAAGATCTGGTCAGAATCTTTAATACTGCCGCCAATAGAAAAGCCAGAAAGAGTGCCATCAAGAACCTTTTCCCAAGTATCTTGAGCACCTTTAGAAATATATGCATTTACAAAAACACCATTATAGAATTTGTCCTCTTCTTTATTATAAAATTTATCTGATTTAAATGCCACCACTCTACCCACTGCAATTGGCATATGCATTTCACGAAGATTTCCACGAAACCTTTCGAATGCTTTTACGCTTACATCTGTTGGGACAATGTCTGACTGCTTGTCAACATTGTCAAGGGTAGCGAACCCTGAAACCATACGTTTTTCTTTGTCTACCTTGGCAATCGGCATCGATAGTTTGATGCTGTTTTCTTCTGAGTGCCAAAAGGCTTTATTTAAATTAGTCATGCTACCTCTATTATAATAACTGTTTATAGGTAAATAAAAAGTTTACAACAATTATTGCTGAGATCTACCTTCACCCTGGGCATTTCGTCCAGTAGTGGTTGAGGTTGAATCTGATGCATTGTTGGTTCTTTGTTGATCCCTATTTCTATTGCTATTTGCTTGGGCAACTTGCTCTGCCCTTGCTTGAGCATTAAGAACGATTGGTTCTGATCCGCCAGGTCTTACTGGGTATCCCATTCTTTCACGAACTTCATTTGGAACGACTACCTGCATACGTAGGTATCTCTCGTCTATTTGACTCTGAGTTTGTTCGTCTGTCAATGTTAGTTCATTGAATTTAAGTAAGAGCATATCTGTTTTTTCCTTAACAATCTTGTTAATGGTCTTTTCTAGATTTCTCTGAGATGGTCTTGCAACCTGCTCCTTAAATGTTCTATCTGCTACTAATGCTGATGCGATAGAAATTCCTGCACCACCGCCAACTTTTGAGTATGGTACTTGATGTGCCATAAGAATGTCATCACGGTTTGCTTTGCGATAACTGTCAAATGATCCATCTTGAATTCCATTTTCAATTGGCTCTAATTTAAAATCTACCTTGCTGTCTGGTCCATCTCCAGGAAGTGGGATATAAAGAGTTCTGTGATTTTGACCTTTTAGACCTGCTTGCATAAATCTAAAGAATTTATCCTCTGCCTCTGAACTCAGTTTTGCACCCTTAACAATTGCAATGTATCTAGGAACTGCTTTATTTTCAAAGTAGTCAATATTGTACTTTGCTGCAAGTTCGTTACCAACCATAGATGTCGCTGCGGCTATTGTGTCTGGCACTCCATAGTATGAGTTCTTTGGTGAGTACTTTTTAATGTGAATTAGTTCATTTGGTCTATTGTCGTTTGTTACTGGGTTAATATTTCTTGATTCTTGAAAGTTTCTAAAATATACTATCCTTTGGTTTACGATCTGAATATATCCATCACGCATACGGCGAACACGAATTGTGGTTGCTGGGATATGACCAATGTAGCCAATATCTCCATTTACCTTTCTTCCAATTTCAATATATCCATTACCAACAGTTTCAACATCTGTATATACCTTTTCTAATACATGTGTAAAAGTGTCTTCATCATTTAAACTTTCTACCCACGAAGTCATCTCTGCTTTTAATCTTTGGATTTTTCTCTGTGCTCTCATAAGTGAAGCATCGTCTGGGGCTTCTTCAAGTCTTGCAACTGTTGAATCAGTCATATCAAATGAGTATCCTAATCCTACAATGTTTGCAACCTTTGCTTGAATTGCTGCGTGGTTAGCAAATGAGTTTTCATAAAAATATGCTAATTCATCTAAGTTGTATGGTGGTATAACTACGTCAAAAAGACCATAGGCTGTAACCATGTCTTGTTCTGGAAACAACTGTTTTGATTTTGCATCTTCAACACCTTGATATACCTTGTTGACTGTTCTTGCAATTTTACGTTTAAAGTTTTGATGTATTCCATCATATGACTTTACTAACTCACCGTCAGTATTAAAAACATCTACCTTTGATGTTTTTTCGGCTTTATCTAAATTATCTATTCTTGCTATTACGCCTTCATCTTCCATGTTTATTAAATCCCTTTTCTGCTGCCATCCAAGCACCAATGTCGGTTTCGCTTGGGATTAATCCTGACTTCATTCTTTCAATTTGTTCTTGGTGTTGTTCATCTGAGACTCTATTTACTCCAGCCATAAACTGAACCTTACCTTCAGGTGCACCGTAGTGTTCTGCCGCTTTTCTCATCTTACCCATTTTTTCTAAATCATATGGACGACCAGGAATATTTAAAATATTTCCATTTCCGTCTCCGAAAGGTTTATTATCTTGATCGCACATCCACACATAGATGCCCCAGTCTGATTTTTTTTCTACCAAAGTAATCTTTGGCTTACCACCGTTCTTAAGTTTTTTTGGATTCATGTCAACAAGTATACCATATTACACTGGTTTGACAAGAGTTGTGTCCCATGTAACGTCAGAAATTATATCTACACCGTCAGAATTTAACTCTATTACGGATGAATCATCAGAAACTATACTAGAAGTTCCTAAATATGAACCCATAATGCTTTGACCATCTATTGTAAATGTAATAGAAGTAGTTGGTGCGTAAACAGTGGTCCATTGTGTTGGGCTCCAATCTTCCCATTGAAGTTGAATTGTTATAATTTCTTCTCCAATAATTGCTTCGGATGCCCTAACTTCTTGCCATGTTCTTGCGTCTGTTCTTTGTCCAAGAATTTCTGTTGACTTTTGATATATCGTTACATTGTTGTATAAAAAGCCTTGATATAGTTCTAACTGTCCAGATACCCCATCAAGTATGATAGTTTCTCCAAATGAAAATACTATTGAAGACCATATCATTGGATATATAACTGGATGATTTATTTTTACACCATTCTGGTAAAAAGTTAACTGATCGTCTTCAAACCCTGTTTCAGCGTCAAATACTTTCATCAATGCACGACTTCCATTATCAATAGGATCAAGGTATATATCGAACGTTCTATCTGGTGTAGAAACTCTTCCAACCTTTTTAACAGAGCCTATGGTTGCATCCTCGTTATACATGCACCATATTTGAAATCCACCAAGTGAGTATGAAGATATTTTCTTGCTATTTACTGGTATAGAAAATGCTCTAGTGCTTTGTGAGGTATATGGAAGTATTGATATTCCAGAATCTCCTGTTAGATATAAATATGGAGTTGAGTCTTTATAGATAGTAAATGGATTTTTATCTTTATATGAGTAGGCTCTATCGTATCTTGATATTGGATATATCTTATTTCCAGTTCTTGTATTAATAGAAAAGAAGTCACTTTCATCATTTGCTAATGAAGATAGACTCATTCTTTTAATTTGTAATGGCTTTGAATTTACCCCCTGAACTTTTAGTTCTAAGTGGATCGTTATATAGTAATTTGAAAAGTCAACTAACTCTTTCGGTGGAAAAATAATTGTTCCATCGGCTACTTCAAATTTAGTGTCAATTACATCTGTTGTATTATCAAAATCAAGAACCCTATTATTTGTTAGTTGTACAGTGTTGGTATATCTAGAATATGATGTCTTGCCTACCTCATCAAAACTTTGAAGGGTTATGTATGATTTTAAATTATCGTGATTATGATAGTTGGCACTAGATGATGGGTTTGTTAAAACTTGTGATGGATACTCCACGTTAAACTGAATCATGTCAAGATCATAAAACTCTAGTCCGCTTTTACTTTTAATTAACTTACCAAAATATGAGAGTGGGATTGAATCTTCCCAATACCCAGCAGAGCAAACATCTAGCGTCATAGATGATGGGCCAAGCAAAGGTTTTAGAGTATAGTTTCCTGTGTATTCAAATGAGTTGTTATTAACTGAAGTAGAAGCAATACCTTGTTGATTAAATATTGAGGTCATGTCTTTTTGATTAAAGAAACTGTTATTAAATGTTATATTAAAGAACTTACCTAAGAATGTTGAATTTGCATACCCCATTAAACTTAAAGATATATTTTGAGGACTTGAGAAAAAGTTTCCTACAACATTGCCATAGTTTATTGAAACCTTGTCTATGTCTATACCAACTGCAAAGTTAGCACTTGCTGCGACAGATGCTGATGACAAAACTATATTGTTATACGCATATTTTAATCCAGAGTTATCTAAGGTTACCTCAAAGGTATTGTTATTAATAGAATTTTTAAAACTCATAATTACTTGTGAACTTGCTGATAGTGTAGGTGGTGCTTGAAATACTCCGTATATAGATGCAACTCTATCTGTTATTGGATTTATTGAGTCAAACTCTATTGACCCATCAACGTTGTTGTACGCATCATTTGGTCTCATTTTAATAAATGGATACTCTCCATCTACTTGCTTTAAGAAGTTATCCGTAAGGATATCTGATGCCTCTTCTGTTTGTATTCCTAGCCAAGAATAAGAAAGCCACTCCAACCAATTCTTTTGCTCAAACTCTGACCAATCACGGATATCTACAGATGTTGTAAAAATGCCTGTCTGTCCACTAAATCTAAATTCTGGAAGATCATAATTTTGAAAACCTATATATTTTGAATTAGCATTTAGGTTATTAAAATAACCAGAGTTCCATGCGTTCATATCTGGATAGTTTATTGTTGAAGTATATTGTGCAAATGGAAAATCAATGTATGATGATTCTCCTCCAAAATTATTTGTTACAGCCTCGGCATTAGAAACTGCTTGTCCAAATATAAATCTTTTCTTTGCTAATTGATCTGGAACAGTGTATGGATATATTGCTATACAGTCTAGTTGAAATGGATATACATTTTCATTTCCAAAAAATCCTAACCAATCTACGTTTTTTGGTGGGAAGTCAATTAATGAACTATCCAAATCTATTTCAATTACAACATCTCCATTTATTAATACGCTTACAAAGTCTTGTGAATATCTTATATGAACTAGCATAGGTCTATACCATTTACCTATAAAGTATGACTTTGTATACCTTCCGATTTTTAAAGTTAAATAATCATCGTCAACATATAAACCATCGTCTGTTGCAAGGGGTCCAAATATCTTTACTTCTTCAAATACGTTTGGATTTATTCTAAGCCAAAACTCCATTGTCATTTCGCTGTACTGTCCAGTTTTATTTAAAAATCCTTTTCCAGGAATTGCAATAGATGGCATGCCTGGTGTTACAGGACTCAAGACTTCTGTAAGATTTCCAGATCCAAATACCATGGGAAGGCTTGTATTGTAAGAAAGAAGTTTTCCGTTATCTATAAACACGTAACCATTGTCGCTATCATTAAAACCATAAGAGTCTACAGAGGCTACAGAATAATTAGTACCTGGTACTAAGGAATCTAATGAGACATCTGTTAACGCACTAGGCACTATTCCTGAACTATCATATAAAAATAATTCTGACCACTGTCCTACTGAAACTGAATTTATCATTACATCGTAATCAGATAAAGATCCACCTTCTATGTAGTTAATCTTTAAGTAAGGCATAGCCGAAGCACCAACAGGAATTAAAGATGTGTGCTGAATTGTTTGCCATTCTGAAGATCCAATAGAGTTTAAGGTAGACCTACTAGTTGTTCCATTTGAATATACAAATCCTATTTCGTAATTGTCAATTAAAGCACCATATGCATATACAAATGCAGAAATGCAAATTGTATCTTTGCTTGAATCAAGTGATGAATATGCTATTGAAGCAGAGTTTATTTTGCTATATGTAACGCTAGCACTAGAATTCTTTCTTAGTACCCCCTTTGATTCGTTCTTTAATGGAACGTTTGTTGGAGTAGAATAGGATGTTTGCCATTGAGCATTTGAACCTTCAATAAGCCAGTTTTCAACATCTTTATAATTTTCACTAAGAGTAGAAACATAGTAAATATCATCATCTAATGACCATAGGGCAAGCGGATGTTCTGCGAATACTCTAGCAGCGTAAATATTTGAGAAATTATGAGACATAGCAACCTCTAGTCTATTTTAGCACGTTGCTATTTAGTAATGTCGACTATTTCACAAACTCCAGCAACACAAGATAATTCTTGACTGCCAGTAGTTCCGTCTTCTTTTTCATAAATAGACAGCATTTCCCATTGAATATTTGAAGGAGATTTCTTTACCCATTCTTCATACTCATCTTTAGAAATTTCTTGATATGGGGCTTGCTTATAAGTATGCTCACTCGCTGGTAAGAAAGATATACCACCAATTGAATCAAAGTTATCAAAAACCCATGCACCTACTCTTAGCCACTCATCTTCGTGAACATTAATAGTAACGCTAGGGTTATGTTCTGTCCAACATGTTCTGTAAATTTTCCACATTTCTAGATGATCTATGGCTGTTAAATCTTTTGTTATTGTTGCATTCTTTGGAGCCTTTTGAGGAAAATAAAATACTGTTGTTTCATCAGGCTTCATAACATCTGCTTCATTTGGAATGCCAGAATCTTTTAAGAATTGAGTAAGTGGATCATTGTTTGATCCGCGAACACTTCTAATGTAATATTCTGAATACCATGGATGAATACCACTTGAGACCCCGACCAATTGACTTACAGTGCCAGAAGGCTTAACACAAGTAATTGAGACAGAAGGATTAATGTTTAACTTTTTTGCTTCAACATCATTAATTCTTACTGATTCCAATCTCATGTCAGTCAATAACTGTTCTAATGCTTTTCCTGCAGTTGAAGTAATCTTGTTTCCGTATATTCCTGTTAAAGATACTCCAAGAAGTCTTTCTTCTTCGCAGTTATCTTTCCATGTTTTTCTAATATATTTAAAATTAGTTAAGGTAGATTGCCATGTTCCTAAGATAGTAGCAAGTCTAACTTTTTCAAGTAAATCTTCTTTTGTGTCATCTGCAGAAATAACTACTTCTGTTAAATTGCAAAATTCATTTGGGCGAAGGATAATTTCACCACAAGGATTTGTTCCAGCCACTTGAGAGGCATCTCTTCTTCCAAATGACTCAACGTGTTTACGAACTGAATCAATGTTATAAATTCCTCTTTCACCAGATTTTGATTCATACAAGTTTCTCCACTCACGTAAGAACTGAGCAGTGTTTGGTTTTGTGTTATATACCGCAGAGTTATTTGCTAAAGATCTTTGTGCTTCTTTTTCCCACCAAGAACCACTCTTAGCCTTAGCCATTTCAAAATCATCAAGATTAGAAAGTGAG